GGCGGATCACGTCGGTCGCCTTCCGCGGCGTCGCGGCCGAGATCGCGATGGAACCTGTGTTCACCAGCATGCGCCGGGTGGGGCTGCGGCGGCTCTACCAGCGGCAATGCCCGCACGTGCTGTACGGGCCGGCGTGCAATGTCAACGCCGAGGCGGTGCGGCTCACGTCGATTGTAGACGCCATCAGCGGCGCGACCGTCACCGTCCCGGCCGCATCGCTGCAGGCTTCCGGGTGGTATGCCGGCGGCTACCTCGAATACGAGCCGACGGCCGGAATCCCGGAGCGGCGTTTCATCACCGATCACGTGGGCGGCTCGCTCACGCTCACCATGACGCCGGCCGGGCTGACGGTGGGCATGACGGTCAAGGTCTATCCCGGCTGCGACCATACGCTCGCCACCTGCTCGGGGAAGTTTTCCAACGCGGCCAATTTCGGAGGTTTCCCGTTCATGCCGACGAAAAACCCGTTTGACGGCTCGCCGCTCTACTGAGGTCCGACCATGTTCGCCGTGTTCATACAGATCGCGCTGCTCATCGTGTCGGCCTACATCTCGGCCGCGCTCGCGCCGAAACCGCAGCCGCCCGAGGCGGCCGCGCTGGGCGACGTGGACGCGCCGACGGCCGAGGAAGGTCGCGCGATCCCGGTCATCTTCGGGACTGTGTGGCTCGGATCGCCGAATGTCGTCTGGTACGGCAACCTGCGGACGACGCCAATCCGAAAGAGTGGCGGGAAGAAGTGAGCGGCGCGATCGTCACGCTCGTGCACTGCCGGCGCCTGGGCTACTGCTCGCGCGGCCTGCGCGGGTTCTTCAAACGGCATGGGCTGGACTGGCAGCAATTTCGCGACGCCGGGCTGCCGGCCGAGGTCATCGAGGCCACCGGGAATGCGATGGCCATGCGCGCGGCCGAACTGGCGCGCGCTGAGCTGGAGGGCGGGCAGGCATGAGCAGCGGGGGCAAGGACCAAACCGTCGGGTACCGCTATTACCTCGGCCTGCATCTCGCGCTGTGCGCGGGGCCGGTGGACGCGATCCTTCAGGTGCGCGCGGGCGATCGGGCGGCATGGACGGGCACGCAGACGGGCAGCGGCTCGCTCTCGATCAACGCGCCCGAGCTGTTCGGCGGCGAGGCGCGCGAAGGCGGCCTCGTGGGCACGCTTGACGTGATGATGGGCGAGGCGGCGCAGACCGCGAACGCCTACCTGACCGCCCAGCAGGGCACGCCGCAGCCGGCCTATCGGGGCATTCTCGGGCTCGTCTGGCGCGGCGGCATGATCGCCGCGAATAACCCCTACGTGAAGCCGTGGAAGGTCAAGGCGCGGCGCATCCTGCAGGGCTGGCAGGGCGGCACGGCCTGGTACAGCGCAAAGGCAAGCATCACGCTCGCCAACGGCGACCAGGCCGCAAACCCGGCGCATATCGTCTATGAGTGCCTGACAAATGCCGAGTGGGGCATGGGCTACAGTACCGGGCAGATCGACGCGGCGAGCTTCACCGCGGCCGCCGACACGTTCCACGGCGAGGGGCTCGGCCTGTGCCTCGCATGGACGCGGCAGACCAGCATCGAAGCCTTTGTGCAGCTCGTCATGGATCACGCCGGGGCGGTGTGCGGCCAGGACCGCACGACCGGGCTTTTTGTGCTGCGCCCGATCCGCGGCGGCTACAGCGTGCCCGCGCTCCCGCTGTTCGACCCGTCAAACGTGCTGGCGCTGGATTCCTACCAGCGCGCGGCCACGGTCGAGGCCACGAACGAGCTGTCGGTCACCTTCACCGACCTGGCCACCGGCAAGACCGGCGCGGTCACCGTGCAGAATCTCGCGCAGATCAATGCGCAAGGCGGGCCGGTGAGCGCATCGCGGGCCTATCCCGGCCTGCCGACGGCCGAGCTGGCGCAGCGGATCGCGCTGCGCGACCTGCGCAGCCTTTCGACGCCAATCGCGCGCGTAAAAATGCGGGTCAACCGCGAGGCCTATGCCGTGCTGCCGGGCGACATGATCCGGATGACGTGGACGAAGCTGGGCATCGTCGACCTCGCGCTGCGGGTGCTGACCGTGGACCTGGGCACGCTCACCGACTCGGCCATCACGATCGAGGCGGCCGAGGACGTATTCGGCCTGCCGTCTACGACCTACACCGCGCAGCAGCCGTCCGGGTGGACTGACCCGGCGCAGCCTCCGGTCGCCGTGACCGCCCGGCTCGTGGAGGAGGCGAGCTGGTACGAGCTGCAACGCCAGCTCTCGGCCGCCGACCTGAGCGTGCTGCCGAACGACGCCGGGTTCCTCGCCATCGTCGCCGCGCGGCCGGCCGCGGGCTCGCTCAACGCCTCGGCCGTGACCCGGTTCGGCGCCTCGGGACCGTTTGCCGAAACCGACGTAGTCGACTTCTGCCCGACGGCCACGCTGGCCGGCGCGCTCGGGCCTGCGGCCACCTCGGCCACGATCACGGCCGAGGTGGACCTTGACCTCGTGGCGGCGGGCGGCTACGCCATCATCGGCGGGGTCGAGGTGGTGCGGATCGACACGATTAACATCACGACCGGCGCGGTCACGCTCGGCCGCGGGGTACTCGACACCGTGGCGGCCTCGCACGCGGCCGGGGCGCGCGTGCTGTTCGCCTCGGGGTACGTGTCCTCCGACGGCATCGAGCGGGTGGACGGCGACCTGGTACAGGCCAAGCTGCTCACGCGCACAGGCCTGGGAACGCTCGCCGAGAGCAGCGCGCCGACTGACGCGGTCACGTTTGACCAGCGGCACTACCGGCCGTACCCGCCGGGCCAGTTTCGCCTGAACGGGCAGGCATACCCGGCCGCGTTGACCGGCACGCTCACCGTGTCATGGCGGCACCGCGACCGGACCGTGCAGAACCTCGAAGGGGACGAGTCGGGCAACATCGGACCCGAGACTGGGGTCAAGTACGAGATTCGGATCTACGATCACGGCATGAACACCCTGCTGCAGACGCACGGCAACCTGAACACGACCAGCCACATCCTCGCGGCCATCGCCTCGCCGTACACGCTCCGGGTCGAGCTGTGGTCTGATCGCTCAGGGATCGCCAGCCGGCAGAAGCACGTGCACGTGTTCACCTACACGCCTTGACTTCCAGACTGTGGACGGTGGCCGTCCGGGACATGGTGCGGCGCGGTGGTGGTGGAGGAAAGGGGTTGCCTGCGCCCGGCGACGCTTGCGCGCGGGAGGAGCCCGGTTGCGGCACACTGCATCGGAACCGGTTGCCGTCGCAGACTGCGGAGGTTAGCGCACTCGTCCGCTTGCGTCCGCGACTATCGTGCGCGGCCACGCTGCCCACCTTAAGGCGAAAAACTACGCGAGGGGCTCCGGCGGCTTGTGCCGTTGCGTCATGGCATCAGGCAGCGCGGCGCCGTTGTCCGTGACGATACCATATTGCGCGCGAAGGCGCTCACGCTCTTCCTCAACAGCGCGTCTTGTGGCCACGCACGCGGGGCGGTCGCAATGCGGGCTGCAGGAATGAATTGAGCTTTCGAAGCGATTGCGCTCGGCAGCGGCACCGGCTGCGTAGGCTGCGTCAAATAAGCGCAGCACACAGTCGGTCGCATCACCATAGTCCGTCACGCACTCACCGAGGTCGGGGTCTGTTAGACCAACCTCCCTCGCTATGCGGATAATATCGTCTCGTGTCATGTTTGCACCTCGCACACAACCGCGCCCCTCGAATCCCGCCGCGCCTGTCCAGCATAAACATGCGTTGCGTTGCCCTGTCGGATTTCCGCTTTACACGGCTGCGGAGGCGGTGGCTCGCGCTTGAGCAAGCCGGCGAGGAGGATCATCGTGATGACCATTGCGGCTGCGATTGCAGTGGGTATTGATAGCGTCATATTGTTATAAGCCTCCCCGAAAATCCGCTAGGTTTTTTTCGAGCGTGGCAGCGCGCGATTGGCGAGCCATGCGTCCACATCCTCGCGGCGCCATGCCAGCCGGCGCCCCATGTTGAACGCGGGCGGTACCCAATCGACGCCGCGCTGCACGCCTGCGCGGATGGCGGACTCGGTGCGCCCGATCATGCGTGCCAGGTCAGGCACGTACAGCACAGCGGCTTCAGTCATTGCGTCCACCTTTAGAAGGGAGGGTCGTCGTTCAGGTCATGGAACTGATCAGCGGCCGCGGGCGCTTTCGCCTTGGCGCCTTGCGGCCTTGGCTCGGGCTGCGCGTCGCGCTCGCCGCCGGCCTCGCGGTCGGCGCGGCTACCGGCGAACTCCAGCGAATCGACGCGCGCGACCAACTTCACGCCGGTGCCGCCGTCGCGCTTGTCGTACGTTTCGACGTGCGGCTCTGACGCGGCAATCATCACCTGCGCGCCTTTCGTGAGGTACGGCGCGAGCTTTTCGGCGCGCTCGCCCCACATGGCGAACTCGACCCATTGCGTGAGGCGCTCATCCTTCCGGCCGTGGTTGAACGCGCCCGAAAACGACGCCAACACGGCGCCGCTCGGGGTGTATTTGACCTCGGCATCTCGGCCGAGGCGGACCAGTCCAATCAGGTGCATTTCGTGTTCTCCGTGGTGGTGGTGGTGGTGGTTACTTGCGGGCAGCGATTGACTCAACTTCCACGACCGTCACGCCGGGCAGATTGCACCGGGTGCCGAGTCCCTTCCCGTACGCGCGCAGGCGCGGCATAGCGGGCTCGATCATATCGATCAGCTCGGGGTGCTTGGCGACGTGTTGCACCAGCGCGAGCAGGTCGGTCACGCGCACGTCGAGCGTGGTGCGCACCGCGATGCCTTTCGCCTTGACCGGCGCGGGCACCGCAGCCGGGGGTGCAACGACCATCTGCGCGACCTGCTCTTTGATGGCGGCCTCGCCGGTGCGCCCCTGCGCGGCCAGCTCAGCGGCCTCGCGGGCCAGGCGGTCGCGCTCAGCCTGCGCGGCGCGCTCGGCTTGCATGCGGGCGGCATCCGCGATGCGGCGCTGCTCGGTGGAGTAGGCGAGCATTTTCGACTTGATCGCGCCTTCGGCCTGCGACAGCAGCTCAAGCGGGCCGCGGAACAGCGCCATGACGGCCGCCTTCGCGTCGTCGAGCGGCTTCGTGATCGCCTTGCGCTGCTCATCGAGCTGCGACGCCTTGCGCTTGATCGCGGACAGCTCATCGGCGGCGAGGCCGTAGGTCGCATCGTCGGTGACCTCGAACGCCTGCACCATTGCGAGCGCGGACGTGGCGCCGCGCTGCATGGCGTCCTGATCGGGGCGGGCGATGACGACGGAATCGGGAACGTGTGCGGTGGTCATTTCGTAGTTTCCTCCCAGTGGTGGACGGCCAGCAGCGCGCGGAAGCACGCTTCATCAGCCGGGTTTTCGAAAGTGTGCACCCGATAAGTGCCGTCGTCACGCAGGTGCACCGTCGCGCGCTTGAGCGGCTTCCCGCTCAGCTCCGGCAGCGGCTCGGCGCGCACCAGCTCGCCGAACAGCAGGTCATACCCGGCGAGCTGCACGCCGTACGACGGCGACGGGTTGGCTGACGTTTTGATGTCGAGCAGGTACTCGGCGGCGCGCTTGCCGAACTGAATCGTGGCGATGCGATCCAGCGTGCCGGCGAATCGCATCGTCGGGCTGTGAAGCTGCATCTCGTTGCAGTGGATCACGGCGTTCGTGTCACGCCGGAACGCGCGCCATGCGGTGACGTACGCCATTACGACCGGGTCGGTCCCGGCATCGTCCAGCTCGCCGTCATCATCAAGCGAGGTCGCCTCGTGCACCGCGGTGCCGAGCAGGCGCTTTGCCTCCAGCACGCCCGGCGGCACCATCGAGAAATCCGGGCTGATCGGCCGGATCACCCTGGTAACACCAGGGATGGCGTGGCCGTCAAGCGTGTACGTGTGCGAATCGGGATCAAACGCGAACATGATCAGTTCCGCGCCGCTAACGCAGACCGCACGTGGGCGAACGCTTCGCGGGTCAGACCGTCGAGCGATTCGACGCCGCATTCGGCCAGCACCGCGTCCAGCTCGACGCCCAGCGCGGCCGCCTTGTTCCGCAAGTACGCCACCTCGCCGGGGCCGGCCGCATCGCCGCCGGTGGCCTGCGCGGCCGGCTTCGGCTTGGGCGCAGATGCCGGTTGCGCGGGCTCAGCAGGCTGTGCGGGCTCGTCATGTTCAATGGTGGCGGGCTGCACGCGCTCGGCCTGCGGTGCTGCTTTGATCACGCGGCGCGCAACCCGCGGCGCGGCCTGGAGGACCGGGGCGGCTTCGATCAGTTCGCCTGGCTCCACCAGCGCCTCGTCTGCCGTGGGCTGCGAACCCAGTTCTGGAAACGCTTTTCTTAGCGCTTGCGCTTCAGCGCACTTGGCAAGCTGGCCGAATGGCCGGCGCATCCACATCGCGTTCGGCGCGTCGGTGTCTTTGTGGGCGGTCGCGTAGTTCTCTATCCAGAATTCGCGCGCGGTAAACGCAACGCGCTGCCCGCCGATGAGCCGGTAGACCGTGATGCGCGCCCACTGCGGCACGGTGCGATCGCGCACTCCGGGCATGGGCACATCCGCCCCAAATTCGGGTTCGTCAATGCCGGCCAGCTCACCGGTGCGCGCGGCTTGGGTGCGGTAAAGCCCAATGCCGGGCATGACCACATCGCGCCATTCGTAGTCGTCACGGCGGCCGGGCACTTTCAGCCGCATGGGCACTATGTGGACTGGTTTCTGCAACGGGTCCAGGCCGGCCGCGCGGCAGTAGCCGAGGGCCATCTTGATCGAGTCCGGCCGGGCGCCGGGAAAGATTGACGATTGCAGCACGGCCATCAGCTCTTCGTCGCTGATTGTCAGCGCGCGCGGGCCGTCAGTAGTAGGCAAGTCTTGCATTATGGTGCCCTCCAGGGTCAGGTAGTGGCGACGACCGCCACAACCCAAAGGTACCATAAACATCATTACGATGCAACAGTAAAGCGCATAACGTAGCAAAAAAAACAGCCGAATGGCCGACACGTGGGCTTGCACATGGGAAACATCCCGCGATAGCATAGGAGCGCTTACCAGTAGCACCCGTCCGAAACCACTGACTTCGAGCCAACCTCACTATGCACACACAAGATCCATCCCATCAGGCGGCTGCAACGGCCGCAACACGTGCGACGCGCCCGCGCCGCGCAAACCGAGTCATCGCTGCCGCGATCGCAGCCGCAGGCGGACAGCGCGCCATTGCTGAGCGGTGCGGGGTGACCCGCCAGGCCGTCAGCGATTGGCTCTACCGCGGCCGGGTGCCCGTCCAGTACGTGAACGCCGTCTGCGCACTTGGTGACCACGTGATCACGGTAGACCAGCTCTGCGCTGCCGTGGCACAGGAAGCTGCGGGGGCCTGCGCATGAACTATTACCCGTTCCACGTGGGCGACTACCTGTCGGACACGGCGCACCTGGAACCGCTGGAGGACATAGCGTACCGGCGGCTGTTGGACATTTACTACCTGCGGGAAAACCCGCTGGAGGGAACGCCTGCGCAACTGGCGCGCGTGATCCGCATGCGCGACCACGTTGATGTCATTGCCTCCGTCCTGGGTGAGTTCTTTGAGGAGGAGCGGCAAGGCGAAAACCTGCTGCTGTGGACGCACCAGCGCTGCGAGTCCGAGCTGGAGCGCATGCGCGAGAAGCAAGCCAAAGCGAGAGCGTCCGCTCGACACTCGGTGAACGTGCGCACCGCGCGAGCGAGCGCCCGCACTGCGACCGCTGACGATGCGGTGAACGAACGGGAAGCGAACGTTGAGCGAACGCTAAACGAACGCGCAGCGGACGTTGAGCTACCAACACCAACACCAACACCAACACCAACACCAACACCAGAAGAAAAGAAAACCAAGGGCGCGCTTGCGCGCGCGGTGGCGGTGGATCTGCCCGAGTGGATCAGCACGGACGCATGGCAAGGGTTTACTGCCATGCGCAAGAAAATCGGCGCACCGCTGACTGACCGCGCCATGCGCTTGACCATTGCGGAGTTGGAGCAGTTGCGGGCTGCCGGCCAGGACCCGAATGCCGCGCTGGACCAATCCACCGCGAAAGCCTGGCGGGGCGTGTTCCCAGTGGACGGCCGCGGAACGCCGCAACACCGGTCGGCATCAAAGGCCACCCAACTTGCCCTAGCGAATGCCGCGGTAGTCGAAACCCTGCTCGCCGAGGACACCGTGCGATGACAGACGACGACAAAAGGCAGTTTTGGACCCTGCTCAACGGCGTGCACGACTTCTACCGCATTGAGATGACGCAGTTCGCCGGCCGCGTTTGGTGGGCCGCATGCCGCAGCTACTCGCTGGAGCAGGTGACAACGGCATTCGACCGGCACCTGACCGATCCGAAGTCCGGGCAGTACATGCCGAAGCCGGCGGACATTGTGCGGCAACTCCAGGGCACGCACGAGGACCGCGCGCTCGTCGCGTGGGGCAAGGTCTTGCACGCGATCCAGCGCGTCGGCGGGCACACATCCGTCGCCTTCGACGACGGAATCGTGCACGCCGCCGTCGAAGACTTGGGCGGCTGGGTAAAAGTGTGCGGCACGACGTACGACGAGCTGCCGTTTTTGCAGCGCCGATTCTGCGACGCATACCGGACGTACTCAGCGAACGGCTGCCCGCTGGGATTCCCAGCCCGGCTGGCCGGCCAGGCCGAAGCCGCTAACGGCCGATTCGGCATTGACGGCCGCGAGTCGACCGTGCTGATCGGCGACCCGGAACGCGCCCAGGCCGTCATGGACAAGGGAACGAGCGGCAGTCGCGCGCGACTGACAACGCTACGCGAGGCAATTGCCGCGGCGCTTCCAAAACCCGGTCACCAACCGGACCCTGAAGGCCATCACCCATGAGGCTTGACCCTGCGACAATCAACGGAGGTGTGTTATGACCATCCTGCTCGCCATCGTCTGCATGTGCATCGGCGCGATCCTCGGCGTATGCGTCGCCTGCCTGTGCTTCATGTCCGGCAGGTGCGACCGATGACCGCCTGCCGATGCGAGGACTGCGCGCCGACCGACCCTGCGCCGACGTACACTCGGGCGCACCGGCATGCGTGCGAAGTGCGGCATGTTGCCGGCATGCGCACGAACAAGGACCGGGCGGCATACCTTGCCGCGGTCGCCACGAAGCGCAGCGTAGGCGAGGCGGCCAGGCTGCGCGAGGACGCCTGGGCAATGATGAAAGGGACGCGAGCATGAGCGAAGCGGAGCTGCACCGCGAAGAATGGATCGAAGAACGGGCAGCCATCTTGGAATTTGAGGCCGGCTTCCCACGCGCGAGCGCCGAGCGCATGGCCGTCCAACAGTGGCAGGAGGCGCAGCGTAAGCAGGTGGCGCCGTGAGCCGGCATCTGCGCCTGCCTTACCCGCCAAGCGTAAACACCTACTGGCGGCACCCGACGCGCGGGCCGCTGGCCGGACGGCACCTGATCAGCAAGCAGGGGCGCCAGTACCGCGCCGCGGTGTGCGAGATTGCCGCTGGTATATTCCCGCTGGGCGGAATCCTGGCGGTGCAAGTGGACCTAACGCCGCCGGACCGACGAAAACGGGACGTCGACAACCCGCTGAAGTCTCTGTTTGACGCGCTGACGCACGCGGGCGTATGGAGCGACGACTCACAGATCAAGCGGCTGGTGGTCAATATGCACGACCCGAAGCCAGGCGGCGGGCAAGTGGAGGTCACCATCGGGCCGAAAGAAGGGGGGGCACCATGCAACGAGCCGTGAGGGAGCTGGCCGACGCGATCGGCCTCGGCGACGCCATCGAGGTTTGCCGGCGCTGGGGCGGGCGCGAGGCATACATCCCGGTCAAGGTGTCGCCGGGCGATCCGCTGGCGCTCACGCTCGGACTCGACACGGCGCAGCGGCTTGTGTCGGCATTCGGCGGCCGGCGCCTGCAACTGCCGGCCGAACGAAACGCGCTGCTTGACCTGCGGAACGCCGCGATTCTGCGCGACGCAGACGCGGGCATGAGTCAGGAACAGATCGGCCTGCGCTACGGCCTAACCCGGCAGTCGATCAGCCACATCTTGCGCCAGCTCCGCGACACGCCGGAGCCGCGCAGGACATTTGCGGGTGTTCCGGTGCGGGCGGCATCGTGACAATCGGGAATCTCCCTCGAACCCGATACGCCATGATCCTTGAAAGCCTCGGCGGGCGCCGCTTTGTCCTCACGCTCGGCTGCGGCATCGTGTGCACCGCGCTGGTCGCCTTCGGGCACATTGAGGGCGCCATCTTCCGCGACATCATCCTCGGCACTGTCGCCGCTTACATCGCCGGGAACACCTGGCAGAAGCACGCCGAGGCGCGCGGCCCGGCCGCCGAGCGGGGCGACGCATGAATCTTGCGCCGCACTTCACGCGCGCCGAATTCGAGCGGTCGAACACCGCCGCGCGGCATGGCATCGACAACCGCATCCCGGACGAGCTGCTCGACAACGCGCGCGAAACGGCCGAGCTGCTGGAGCGCATCCGGGCGCTGCTGGGCGAGCTTCGCGGGGTGGAGGTGCGTATGAACGTCACCAGCGGCTACCGGGCGCCGCGGCTGAACCAGATTATTGGATCTTCCGACGGCTCAGCGCACGTCCGCGCGCACGCGGCCGACTGGATCGCGGCCGCCTTCGGCACGCCGACGGAAATCTGCCGGGCGCTGCTGCCGAACGTTGACCGCCTAGCCATCGGGCAATTGATCGACGAGTACCCGGACACCGGAGCGGGCTGGGTGCACGTGGGCGTGCCGCGGCCACCAAACCCGGCGAATCGGATCATCACCATAACGCGCCGGGGCACCTTCCGCGGCATCATGCACGCATGATCCCGGCGATACCGCCGCGGCTCGCGCTGGCGCTGGTGGGCGTGCTGTGCCTCGGCATTACGCTGGTCGGGACATGGTCAAATGGTTACGCCGTCGGCAAACGGTCAGCCGACGCCGCGCTCGCCGAGGTCCAGCTCGCCGCCGAGCAGGCCCGATCCGACGCGCTCGCCCGGCTGGCCGCGGCCGAACAACGCGCCGCCCGGATACAGGCCGACGCGGCCGCCCGCATCGACGCCGCCCGCAAGGCCGGCGCCGCATCGTCCACGACCATTCGCGAGGTGATCCATGCGCATCCTGAATTCGGCGGCCTGCGCCGTCCTGCTGAGCTTGACCGGGTGCGCGACGAGCAACTCGCCGCCATCGCCGCCGCCGCGAGTCGATCCGCCGAGCTGTCCGGCCGTAGCATTCCGCGCGTGCCGGCCGCCGATGATCCCGGCCGACCGGACGCTGGGGGCGACTGAAGCGGCCGACGCCGAAAACCGCACGCGCTGGCTGGTGTGCATCGAGCAGCACAACGCATGGCTGTCGTGCGCGGCCAACTTGATCGACAGCGGATTCCTGAGGAAACCACCATGATGGACAACGCCACGCCGCCGCCGGCGCCGAAGCCGGGAAACCCGCTCGACACGACGAACTATCGGCTGCACGTGATCGAACAGACGTTAGGCGCTATTCGCGACAACCTGGTGCGGCTGTCCACGCTGGAGGAACGCCACCTGCACACGCGCGAGGCGCTCAACCGGGCGTTTAGCGCGCTGGAAAAGCACGACGCGCGGCTCGCCGTGATCGAACAGGAGATGCCCACGTTGCGCCTGGTGCGCGGGTGGGTCATCGGCGGCGTCGTCGGCACGCTCGCCATGCTGGGCGCGATTGTGGCGAAACTGTTCACGTTGACCGTGGGGTGAACAATGGCCGGACAACGGGACGCGAGCGGGCTAACGGATCGGCAGCGCCGCTTCGCGCAGGAATTCATGCTGGACCTGAACGCCACGCAGGCCGCCATCCGGTCCGGGTACAGCGCGCGCACCGCAGGCGAGCAGGCGGCTCGACTGTTAGCGAATGTCAGGATTCAGTCATTTATCGCGCAACTGCGGGCCGAGCAGGCGCAGCGGTTGAACATCGAAGCCGATGTGGTGCTGCGCGAGCTGCTGTACCTCGCGCGCTCCGACATTGCCGACCTGTTCGACGACGCGGGCCAGCTCCGGCCGTTGTCGGAAATGCCCGAGCATGCACGCCGGGCGGTCGCGTCGATCGAGGTCGAGGAACTGCTCGGCGGCAGCGGGCCGGATCGCGGTCAAATTGGCTGGGTGAAAAAGGTGCGCCTGTGGAACAAGCCGCAAGCGCTGGAGCTGCTGGGGAAGCATCTAAAGCTGTGGATCGAGCGTCACGAACACACCGGCACGGACGGCGCGCCGTTGCCTGCTGCGACGGCGATCCTAGCGCTTACCGATGCAGACCTTGAGCGTATCGCGGGCGGCCGCAGCTCGTGAGCTGCTGCGGCGCAGGCGCGCGCGCGGATCGCTGGTCGCCTATGCGAACGCAATCGAGGTTCCCGGCCGGCCGGTAGGCGACGACCCGGAAGCGTGGCTGTTCCAGCCGGTCGAAACGTCGGTCGCCGCGCATCACCGGCTACTGCTCGAAGCCTTCGAGCGCACGACGCAACGCCGGCACGGGCGGCTTATGGTGTTCATGCCGCCGGGATCGGCGAAATCGACGTACTGTTCCGTGGTGGCGCCGACCGCGTACATGGGCGCGACACCCGACCGGCGCGTGATCCTCGCCAGCTACGGCAGCGACCTCGCGCGCCGGCACGGCCGCCGGTCGCGGCAGGTGGTCCAGCAGCCCGCCTACAGCGGCATATGGGGCGGCCACGGGCGCAACCCGGAAAAGGTGAGCATGTCGCCGGCGACGTTCGCGGCGGACGAATGGGCGCTCACGAACGGCAGCGAATACCTCGCCGGGGGCATCCTGTCCGGCATCACGGGCAACCGGGCGCACGGCATCGTCATCGACGACCCGGTGCGCGGCCGCGAGCAGGCGGACTCGAAAACCATCCGCGAAAAAACCTGGGACGCCTACAACGACGACCTTCTGACGCGCCTGATTCCCGGCGGCTGGGTGGTGCTGGTGCAGACCCGCTGGCACGAGGACGACCTCGCCGGGCGGCTGCTGCCGAAAGGCTACGACGGCCGCTCGGGCATGATCGAGTGCACCGACGGCAAGGCGTGGGAGGTGGTCAACCTGCCGGCGCAGTGCGAGCGCGACGACGACCCGCTCGGGCGCAAGGTGGGCGAGTACCTGTGGCCGGAATGGTTCGACGAAGCGCACTGGTCCATCTTCCGGCAGCAGGCGCGCACGTGGGCGGCGCTGTACCAGCAGCGGCCGCGACCCGAGGAAGGGAGCGTGTTCAAGCGGGCATGGATTCGCGAGCGCTGGCGCGTGATCCCGGACGGCGCCGCGACCGTGGTGCACTCGTGGGACACGGCGCAGAAGGAAGGCCAGCTCAACGACTACACCGTGAACACCGCATGGGCGCTCGGCCGGGGCGCGCCGGGCTACTATCTGCGGGACGTAGTGCGCGAACGGATGGAATACCCTGCGCTCAAGCGCCGGGTGATGACGCTGGCCGAGCGCGACCGGCCCGTCGCCGTGCTGATCGAGGACAAGGGCAGCGGGGCATCGCTGATTCAGGAGCTGCGCAGCACGACGCGGCTTCCGATCATCGCCATCATGCCCGAGCAGTCAAAGCTGTTTCGGGCGAACGAGGTTTCGCCTACCGTGGAGGCCGGGCGGATGATCCTTCCCGAGTCGGCGCCGTGGCTGGCCGATTACGAAAGCGAGCTGTTCAGCTTCCCGCTGGCGGCGTATGACGATCAGGTGGACAGTACGACGCAGTTCCTCCGCTGGGTTCAAGGCTGGGGCGGCGGGACGGTAGAATCGGTCGGCGCGGGGCTTACCCGGACCATTGCCGACGCGATCGGGCCGGGAAGCGAGGTCGGCGAAGGTTACGGGTCGATCGGCGGCGGTTCCGACATGGACGGGTTCGAGTGAGAGGAAAAAAGCATGGCTGAAAGTGCACCGAAACGGCCCGAGCTGGGCGAGCTGGCGCCACCAGACGACCCGTTGAACCCGCTTCGAGGCACCGGCCTCCAGGCGGCGCCATACGTGACGATCCTGCAATCCGAGGACAGCATCCTCAAGACCAAGGGCGGGATCGAGAACCTGCGCATCTACCGCGAGCTGCTGCGCGACGATCAGGTCGCCTCGGCCTGGCAGCAGCGGCGGCTATCGCTGCTGCGGTGCGAAACAAAGATCGAGCCAGGCGCAGACGACCCGGCATCGATCGAGGCCGCCGACGCGCTGCGCGCCGAGCTGGCCGCGATCGGCTGGGACGACATCACCGACAAGGCGCTCTATTCGGTGTTCTACGGCTGGGGCGTGGCCGAGGTGCTGTGGAAGATCGACGGCACCCGCGTGGCATTCGACGCGATCAAGGTGCGCGATCGCGCCCGGTTCCGATTCGACCGCGAGCAGCGGCTGTTCCTGTGGGCTCAGGGATGGCGCGTCATGCCCGATCGCAAGTTCTGGGTGATGCGCTCGGGCGCCGACCATCACGACGAACCGTACGGCCTGGGCATCGCGCACGCGCTCTACTGGCCGGTCTTTTTCAAACGCAACGACATCAAGTTCTGGCTGGTGTTCCTGGAGAAATTCGGGATGCCGACCGCGCTGGCGAAGGTTCCAGCCAGCCAGATCACCGACCCGGCCGTGGTGTCAAAGGCCGTCACCATGCTGCGCCAGATCGCCACCGACGCCGGCGTGGTGGTGCCCGATAACGTGGCGGTCGAGCTGCTGGAAGCGGCGCGCGGTGGCGCGGCCGATTACGAGTCGCTGCACGACGCCATGAACGCGGCGATCAGCAAGATCACCATCGGCCAGACGATGACGATGGACAACGGATCCAGCCGATCGCAGGGCGAGGTGCACGAGCGGGTGGCCGAGGCGATCATGCAGGCCGATTCCGATCTGCTCTGTGGATCGTTCAGCTCCGGCCCGGTGCGCTGGTGGACGGAGTGGAACTTCCCCGGCGCAACGCCGCCGCGCGTCTGGCGCGATACCAGGCCTCCAACCGACCTGACAGCGCTGGCCGAGCGCGACGAGCGCATCGCAAAGCTCGGCTACGACCCGACCGAGGACTACATCCGCGACACGTACGGCGAAGGCTGGGTGAAGCGCGCCGACCCGCTGGCCGTCATAGGCGCGGCCATGCAGGCGCCGGGCGGCGGGGGCGAGGCAGCCTTTGCGGAAGGCGAATCGGTCGCGCTCGCCGCGCTCCGGGCGGCCCGGCGGGGCGATCAGCAGGCCATCGTCGATGCGGCGCAACTATTCGCCGAGCAGTACCGCACCGTAATGGGCGAGCGCGTCAGGCAACTGCTACGCGCGGCCGAGTTCAGCGACGACTCGCAGACGTTCCTGCGCAAGCTGGACGAGCTGCTGGCCGAGGCGCCGCCGCAGGGCATGCTCGACAAGCTCACGCGGGCGCTCGCGTCCTCGCGCATGCTGGCGGCCCTGCGCACGCAACGGCGGCGCCCAGGCGCGTGAGCGGGCTCGGGCTGCGCATCACGCTGGCCGAGGTGCGCCTGCTCGCGCAGGCTGCCGACGCCATCGAGCGGCTGAAGGCCGACGCGGCCGAGTTCGCCGAGGAAATGGCCGAGCGCACCGGTGTGGCCGAGTTCCTCGACGTGGGCGGGCTCGCCTTCGACGTGGAACCCGAGCGCGCGCTCGCCTACTTCCGCGGCAAGGGGCTGCGCCCGAGCTTCAGCTATGCCGACATGATCGGCGCGGTCAACGACCAGGCGTTCACCGTCGCCAAGATGATGGACGTGGACCTGCTCGGGCAGGTGCGCGACTCGCTGACGGCAGCGCTCGCCGAGGGGCAGCAGTTCCGCGAATGGAAGGCGACCATACAGCCGACGCTGGAGTCGGCCGGGTGGTGGGGCACCCGCTCGATGGTGGATCCGTTGACCGGCCGCACCGTCCAAGCGCAGCTCGGCAGCGCCTGGCGCCTGGAGACAATCTTCCGCACCAACATGCAGACCGCCTACGCCGCGCAGGCGTGGACGGAAATCGAGGCGCAGGCCGATATCGCGCCGTACCTCATTTACGACGCCGTGGACGATCTGCGCACGCGCGAAGCGCACCGGCGCTGGGATCGCACGACGCTGCCGGTGGATTCGCCGTGGTGGCGTACCCATTACCCGCCGAATGGGTGGAATTGCAGGTGCGGCGTGATCCAGGTGAGCGAGGACGAGCTGCGCGAGCTGGGCATCCGGCCGACCGCGCCGCCCGACGACGGCGCGTACAAGTGGACGAACCCGCGCACCGGGCAGGTGATCAAGGTGCCTAACGGCATCGATCCCGGCTTCGACCGCAATCCGGGGCAGGACGTGGGCGCCGGCCTGCGGCGGGTGCTGGTCGAGAAAGTGCAGGTGCTGCCGCCGCCGGCCCGCAAGGCCGTGACCAAGGCGCCGGTGCCGGACTTCGACCCGAAAACGTCGGCCGGGCGGTGGCATACCGAATCATGGACCGGCACGCCGGATTGGCTGGCCGAAAAGGTGAAGGCGGAAAAGTTCGTCAACGCCGCCGCCCGGTCGAAAAATGGCGCATTTGCGCGCGGCGGCCAGCTCATCGACATGGACGGCGAGGCGCGCGGCACGGCGAACGCGCAGGCCGTCTG